CGCCGGTCGCCGATCTGGGTGAGGCCGGAGGGCGGGGCCGAGAGGTTTGACCGGCGGTCGGCGTTCGTTGATTTACTATTCCGCGCCGCCTTCTTGCCGCACAAAGTCGAGTTTGTCAACAGGACGGTTGAGCTGGAGCGCGGCCAGCTCATTACCAGCGGCCCGATCTTGGCCAAAGCTTGGGGTTGGAGCGAGAAAATGGTGAGAAATCGGTTGGCGAAGTGGGAGAAACAGGGATCAATTCGGACGATCCGAAAGGACTGGTCAGGAACGCTGCTAGAGGTTGTTAACTATAACTTTTATCAAGATCCGACGAACGGCGGACGAGCCGAACGCCGAACCTCAGCCGAACCTCAGCCGAGCCTCGGACGAACCTCAGACGAACGAGAGAAAGAAGGCAAAGAAGGGAATAAAATCAACGAAGTAAAAACTGACAAAATTTCTCCGGGCCCGACGGATTGCGGATGGGGGTCAGGAAAAACAAACAACCGGCGTTGTACCCTGAGAAAACTAAGCACCTCAATTTACTGCGAATGGCACGACTACAACGCCGCTGGACTTCGAGCCCCGAGAGAGCCCGAGGACAAGAACTTGTTTGACGCCTGGTTCGACAACCTACCCGCCGACCACGGATGGCGGCGATTCGATCGCGAGGAGATATGGAGGAGAGCTCAAGGCAACGCGGCGTAGGAGACGACCCGGGCCCGAAGCTAGTCATCAAGATTCCCGGCGAGCCGCAAGCGCAGGAGCGTGCCGGGGTAAACACCCAAAAGGGTCGCGCTACGTTTTACGAGCCCGACGCCTCCAAGAATTGGAAGGAGGCCGCCCGGTGGACGATCGCCGCTGCGGTCGGAAAGCCCGACGCCGAGGTGGCGACGGTCCCGGGGGCCGCGCTCGAAGTAATCGTCACCGCCGTCCACGAGTACGTCGGGACCGATAGCGACGCCGAGCGGACCTGGAGAACGGCGACGCCCGACGCCGACAACATCGCCAAGTGCGTTCTCGACGCGGGCAACGGGTACCTATGGAAGGATGATCGGCAGATAGCTCGCCTGGTCGTTGAGCAGTTTACCGGGGGCGCGGACGAACCGCCGTGCGTGATAATTGAGGTGAATTACTTGCCGCCGTGTTAAGTTCCCGGCGGAGGTATTCTGCGTGGGCGATCGTATCGTTGAGTACAAATCAAAAACACGCCGGTGGAAAGGGGTCAAAAGCTTCGACCCGATGCTGGTGCCGCTCGCCGACCTCAGCGAGAACGAGGCCAACCCGCGCCGCCACTCCTCGGTCGATCTCCAATTCACGGCCGCGAGCCTAGCCGCCGAGGGTCAGCTGATCCCGCTCGTAGGGCAGGCCGGCACCGGTCGCCTCGCCGACGGCAACGGCCGCCTCGGAGGGTTCGCGAAGCTCGGTTGGACGCACGCGGCGGCTATCCTCTTGCCGGTGAAGGACGTCGAGCTTCAGAGAATCGCTCACCGGTTAAACAAGACAGCCGAGATAGCCGGTTGGGACTTCGATCAAGTCGCTAAGGATCTCAAAGCGTTCGCGGATATCGACGAGGACGTGACGAAACTAGGCTGGACCGAATATGAGTTAAATTCGCTGCTCGGAGAATTCGAGGGCGGCACGTATTACGACGCATTCACGGACGTTACCGACGCCGAGGCGGGCGAGGTCGCCGGAGGGTGTCGAATGTTGCTAGCCTTCGAGGAGTTCGACGAGATGGCGCTGGTGTTCCGGGCGCTAACCGGGAAGGATTTGCCGCCCTACGAAGGCGGCCAACGCACGACCCGAACCGACGGTGCCTCAGTCGTCGCTCGACTAAGGGCGGGCGAAATCAAGTGCCCGAGTTAGAGGGCGGTCACTACGCTTCGCCCCGGTGGTCATACGAGCTTCTGGACTGCGCGATGCCGATGACCTTGGACACATATTCCAACTGCGCCTTTCAGTGCGTTTATTGCTTCGCCTATTTCCAGCGGGCCATCGGTACCGGGGCGGACGATTACTTGTCACACAAGGTCAAGTCGGTAGACGTCGAGAAAATCAAGCGGATGTTTCTGGACCCAGACAAGCACGGCGGCCAGTTCGGGTGGTATATCAAGCAGCGAAAAGTGCTTCAGTGGGGCGGCCTCTCGGACGGGTTCGATTGGTATGAAAAAAAGTTCCGCAAGAGCCTGGAGTTGCTCCGTTTTTTCAGGGAAATAGGCTACCCAATTTCAATTTCGACCAAGGGCACCTGGTTCTGGGATGATGAGGAGTACGTGGACGCATTCCGCGACGCCTCCAACGTCCATCTCAAGTATTCGATCATCACGACCTCCGACGCCGCCGCCGAAAAACTCGAAGCCGGGGCCCCTACCCCGGGCGACCGATTTGCGGCGCTACGAAAGGCGGCCGACGTCGGTGTTCACGCACGCACGCTTCGCTTCCGGCCGTACATTCTCGGGGTGTCCGATCTGTGTGATGAGGAGATGTTAGACAGGGCGCAGGAGGCTCGCTGCACGTCCGTAACAACCGAGATGCTATGCCTAGAGGGTAGGGCCTCGAAAACGGCCAAAGAGCGTTACAGGCGAATTTCGGAGGTGTGCGGATTCGACGTGCTGCAGATGTACACGCGGTACTCCGACCGGGCGTCAGGTTACATGCGGCTGAACTACGATATCAAGCGCAAATATATCGAGCGGATGGAGCGAATGGCGAAGGAGCGCGGGCTGAAGTTTTACGTCTCCGACGCCCACCACAAGGAGAAGTCTGAAGGGGCGAATTGCTGCGGCGCGGAGTTCGGAACGGGGCCCGACGAAAAGCCCCAACCGTCATCGTGTTGCGGTCAGTTCACGGGGGCAATTCTCATCGCCAAGAAGCACGGCCAGGTTAGCTTTTCGGATATCGCCGAGGATGCCGAAGGTTGGAAGAATGTGCCGTGGATAACGGCGGCCGGATTTAATACCGGCGGCGCGGAAACTGAAGCCAAGTATTACCACCATTCAATGTTCGACTATTTGAGAGCTATCTGGAATGACCCCCACTCCTGGCAGAGCCCCGCACGCTACTTCGGCGGAGTGCTCGTGCCCGCCGAGAAGGATGCCGCTGGAGACGTTGTTTATGTCTACAACGCCCCGTTTGTCGAGGGGGGAACGCGGCTCAAATCGGTCGCCGAGATTAGGGGAGCGCGGCAATTTTGATTATTAACGTGCGCGGCACTTCGGGATCGGGTAAAACGCACTTGGCCCGCAGCCTACTGTCGCTTCACCCGGTCGTGAAACCTCATTTCAAGCAACGCGATATTGACTACACAACGATCAAGGGAGACAAGCGCACCTATTCGGCGAGGCGGGCCAACCCTCTGTACTATGTCGGCGAACGCGGAAACCTCAAGTCAACAGCGTTCTTGGGTCACTACGAGACGCCGTGCGGCGGTTGCGATACGTTGCCCGATTATGATTGCGCGTTCCATCTAGCGCGAGAGCTTCACGGCCTCGGGCACGACGTCGTGATGGAAGGGTTGTTGCTGTCCGAGGAGCGCCACCGATCCGTTCGGCTCGGAGCTGATTTGCGGGTCGTGTACGTGGACACTCCCCTGGAGACCTGCCTGGAATCCATAAACGAGCGGAGGCGTGCCCGTAATCCGCGCTCTAAAAGCGTGGACCCTAGCAACACCGCTCGCCGCGTCGGGGTCATTGAACGCTCGCTGGCCGTCCTGGAATCTCGCGGGGTTGAGGTGTTTCGAGGCGATCGGGGCGAAGCGTTCAATTGGTGCGTGAGGCAACTGGGGCTTCAATCGCCGTCATGAACTACGAGAAACTCAACATAGTTGATTTTGGGCGGCAGCTGCTTCGCTCGGGAGACCTGGACCCCGTGTACATCATTCTGCGCGAGGAGGCCGAGACGCAACCCGAACTCGTGCGCCGGTTCATGCTCGCGTATTGGTGCTTCTATTCGTGCGGGGCGGCCGCCTTTCTCGCCGAAAGGCAACATAGTTTCTGGAATTGGGTTGAACGCGCAGCCCGGAACGAGCAACCTGCCCCGCAGGGCGATCGGTGGCCCCGGGCGCGTGAGCGTCGGCATTTCCGGGGGCCCAAGTGCGTAGCCGCCGTGAAGTGGCTCGCGGGCAAATTCCCAGAGCCCGAGGAGGCCGCCCTGGCGGTCGAGGAGCGCGGGCCCGAGTTCAAACGCGTCCGGGATTACGTCGTGACGTGGCCGCAATTCGGCCCGTGGATAGCGTTCAAGGCGGCCGACATGATTGAAACGGTCTTGGGCGCTGAAATAGACTTCACCGAGGCCGACATTTTTATGTACGACGCCCCGAAGGCCGCCGCCGTGATGCTCCATTCCGGCCTCGGCAACGAGAGCGGGCCGCCTGGGGGCGAGGTTGATTGGGCGCTTCGGTACCTGGACAAGCACTTCGGCGACCGTCTCGCGCCGCCCTCGCGATCCCGGCGCGTGGGCCTCCAAGAGGTCGAAACGATTTTGTGCAAGTGGAAAGCGCACGTGGGGGGCCACTACCCGATCAACAACGACCTCCGCGAGGTGGGCGAATCCCTCCACCGTTGGGGCCGGGTGTCTCCAATGGCTCTGCGTCTGGCGTCCTATTTGCCCGGGATCGAAGGCGGAAAGGCGACCCGATGAAGTGCGACGAGTGCGGCGGCGCGTGCTGCGAAAGTTTCGAGGTGCCGTTGACCGATATTCAACCGCCCGGGCAAGACGAGCTGCGATGGGTACTGCTCCACGGACGAAATATGAAACGAGCGGGTGAGCACGGCAACTATTCGTCGGTGGTATTCGACTGCAGGTGCACGGCGCTACTACCCAACGGCAAGTGCGGTGTCTACTTCGACCGGCCCGAGCTTTGCCGGGCGATGCCAGCGGGCGGAGAGGAGTGCCTGGAGCACGTAAAGGCGAGACGAACGCCGGACGAATATGCCTGGATTAGAGACGACGACGACCCCGAACAGATCCACTGACCGGAGGGGTTAATTATTTAGCGCCCGTCGCTAAAATATAAGTAGTAGAAGAAAGTTGTGAACCAACCACAAGGAGAGACGACCATGGGAGGCCCAAGAAACGTCAAGGCAAAAGACCTCGTCAACCTTCGGATCGTAGACGCCGATCTGAGCGACCCTATATCGAAACGGATAACACTAAGCGACGGCAGGCGCGTTTGGTTTCTAGCTGACGTTGCACTAGCAACCAACGACGACGGGCACGACGAACTAAACGACCTGCCCGACGGCGACCCGATGGTGACTGCCCTGACGCGAGACTGAACAGATCCACTGACCGGAGAGGATTAGCAACGATGGAGAACAAGCAAGCGACCGGACGACCTACGAAGCTCACGGCCGAGGTGCAAGACAAGATTGGCGAAGCTCTGCGCCTAGGCTCGTATGCTGAGATCGCAGCACGATATGCGGGCATTCATCCGGCTACATTTTATGACTGGATGAAGCGTGGCTCAGAGGACCTCGCGACCGGTACAAAAACGATCTTTTCCGAGTTTCACGAGACCGTAAAAGAGGCAGAGGCATTGTGCGAGGTTCGGGCCTGCGGGATTATCTCGAAGGCGATGGGCGACAGCTGGCAAGCGGCGATGACGTATCTGGAGAGAAAGCACCCTGGGCGGTGGTCTCGTAACGAACGCCGCGAGCATTCGGGCACGCTTCAGGTGGTCCCGATTAACCTGGCCGCGTTGACCAGCGAGGAGCTGGAGCAAGCCGCCCGCCTCACCGCCAAGGCGCAGGGGATCGAGCCGCCCGAGGAGATAGCTGAGGGCTCTGAGGGCTCTGGACTCTGACAGAGTCTCAGAGTCAGGGTCGCCCGAGGAGATAGCCGCAGGAGAGCCGGAAACGGCTGCTAAGGCGTCGAAGGGTTAACGCCTAACCCGTAGGGCCTTCGGGGCCTCTCGGGCCCCTAGGCGGCGATTTTTAGAATTGAGGGCTCTGAGGGCTCTGGACTCTGACAGAGTCTCAGAGTCAGGGTCGACAACGAAAGGGCCGAAAAGTTGAACGCGAACCTATTGGAAACGGCATACGCCGATATTCGAGCGGAGCAGGAGCGACGACTGAAGCACGCTCCGTTGCTCGGCTCGCTCGCCGCGTTTACGGAGGCGGCGTGGCCGGTCGTGGAGCCGCACTCGACCTACAGATCCAACTGGCACATCGAAGTTCTCGCGGGGGCCCTCGAAAGGGTGACGGCCGGGGAGACGAAACGGCTGATTGTTAACGTGTCGCCGGGGTCGATGAAGTCTTTGCTGGTCTCGGTGTTCTGGCCGTGTTGGGAGTGGGCGAGCCGTCCCCACCTCCGGTACCTTTGCGCGAGCCACGGCGTGGACCTCGCCATTCGAGATAACTTGCGCGTGAGGGACATCGTGACCTCGCCTTGGTATCGCGAACGCTTCCCGCTACGGCTCGCCGATTACCAGCGAGAAAAGACCCGGTTCAGCACGACTGCCGGCGGCCAACGCATCGGCACCGGCGTGGGCGGAGTCGGGACCGGGGAGCACCCTGACCGCATCATTATCGATGACCCGCACAAGGAGAGCGAGGCACGCTCGGACGTCGAGAGGGAGAGGGCCCTGCGGTGGTTCGATCGAACGATTGCAACGCGAGGTCTCGTGCGCGACGTTCGGATGGTCGTGATCATGCAGCGGCTACACGAGCGCGACCTGTCCGGCCACCTCCTCGATCGCGGAGGGTGGGATCACGTTTGCCTGCCAATGAGATTCGAGCCCGACCGCGCCGACCCTCTCGACCCTCGCCGAGAGGATGGCGAACTGATGTGGCCGGACCTGTTCCCGGCTTCGGTTGTCGATCGGCTTGAGTGTGATTTGGGCCCCTACGGAACTGCCGGGCAGCTTCAGCAGAGACCCTCGCCAGAGGGGGCCGGACTATTCCAGCGCGACTGGTTCGAGGTGGTGGACGCGCTACCCGCCGAGGCGGTGCGATGCCGTGGATGGGACACCGCCGCGACCCCGGGCGGAGGCGACTGGACGGTGGGGGTGAAGATCGCCCAGAGCAACGGGCACTATTTCATCGAGGACGTCAGGCGCGGACAACTCAGCGCCGCCGCCGTCGATAGCTTAATCACCCAGACCGCCGCCCTGGACGGTAGGGGGTGCAAGCAGCGCGAGGAACAAGAGCCGGGTAGCTCAGGCAAGGCGGTTATCTCAGCCCGCTCTCGGGCTCTCGCCGGGTACGACTATTCAGGCATCTCGACCACCGGCGCAAAGGTGGTCCGGGCTGGACCGTTTAGGGCCCAGGCGCAGGCTGGTAATGTAAAAGTCTTGCGCGCTCCCTGGACGGCGGCTTATCTTGATGAACTGGAGACGTTTCCGGTGGGCGTCCACGACGACCAGGTGGATGCTAGCTCGGCGGCATTCAATGAGTTGACCTCGGGCCCAGGGCCGTTGCGAACCCGAGAGGCACGGTGGGGCTAGAGAATGATCAATACTCGGCGCACGTTCGGCTCTGGGGGGCCGTCATCAAGCTCGCCATTCGCGACGCTCGACGGCTTCGAGATGTCGGGGGCCGGAGGGAGTCGCCGAAATGGGAGCAGCGGAAATATGGACGACTATTGACCGATACGAGCCCGCAGGAGTTTTTCGACAGCGACTGGTTCGAGGAGATTTGCCGCATGACCGGGGCTAGCCCCGAGACTATCCGGGCGGCGATACGCCGCGCCGAACTAGAGGAGATGATTGATGACTAAAATTCCCACGGTAGCAGTTCGACGAACCGAGCCGATCACCGAACCGTTCGAGGGCCACGCCCATAACGTGTCCTTCGTGAGCGTGGCAAAGACGGTGATCAATGCCCACGAGTTCGACGTTGACCGGCACCGCACTTGCCGCGTGATAAAGCAAGTTTCGTCGAACGGACACAAGGTTCATTACCGAGCCCCGAGCGGCACCCCCACGCTGCTTAAAAGCGACGGCAAAAAAGGGCATGTTACCGTCTGGGAGCCCGTCGAAATTGACGTGGACGAGATGTCGGTGAAATCCGTCAGGGAGTTTGTCGAGGACGGCGCTGCCCCATTCGAGATTGAGCAGCTGGCGCTCGCCGAGGCTCACGGCCGGAGGCGGCCGGGCGTGTTTCGAGCCTTGGCTGGCGGGCTCGTTCAAATTTGGGAACACAGCGACAAGTGGCCGCCTCACGAGGAGGGGCGGCGACGTATTGCAAGAACGGAGGCGCGCAAGGCGCTGAAGCGACTAGGTCTGCCGCAAGCCGATCTGGCGACGCTTCTGGCCGAGACCCTCCGACCAAGGGAGAATTAAATGCCGATCAATACGCCACCGAAAAGTTACGATGACGCTGCCGTTAAATGGAAGCGATGCCGCGATTGCTTCGAGGGGTCGGATGCGGTAAAGGCCGCCGGGCCCGAGTATCTCCCGCCCCTCGGCAGCCACGACAACTCGGCGAAGGGTCGCGCTCAATACGCAGCGTAC